CTTTCAATCGATGACGTACTAATACGGACGGGTTTAAACCCCTGCATTTTGTAAATGATCCCGCTGCCTGTACTGTCCCCGCCCAGCCAAAACATTTCGCCCGCACCTTTTGCAATAGAGTGCGCAGCCGAGCAACCCACGTCTGAGATCGATCCTTGATACCGGGTAAACGTAAACGTCGACCCACTATTGTAAAACCCCTCAAGACTTTGTTCGCCAAAAACATATAGGTTTTCGTTATAAGCAATCACCCCGACGACATTGTCAGCACTTGACGTCGCACCCTCAATATCTAGGGCCGCAAATGTGAGTGCGTTTGAGCCACTAATAAAAAACTGAGTCGTACCCGAACGGTTCAAAATAAAATAACTATCTAAAAATGTGACCGTATCAGCACCATAAAAATCGTTATCTGTGATCTCGGCAAACGTCGTCGTGCTTATAGTGTACCCATAACCAAAAGACCCATCGACGACTAAAACATCATCGCCATTGTCTGCGATCGACACCGCACCCAAAGACGTTTTAAGGGTGCCTAAGGAAGTGGCCGTCCAAAGCGTCGTGTTGATCTCATAAAGTACATTACCCCCAACGGCAAACAAAGCCCCTGTTGATGCCCTGTGGATCCCACGCACTGGCGCAGTGGCAAGGGTCACCCGTAGGGTAAGCCCTGGGGTCGGGTTTAAGGCCGCGACCTCACGCTCTTTACCCGTTCCAAGTTGATTAATTTCTGGGTACAGGTTGACGCATCTTTGCGCATCTACATTCACCGATTGCAGTGTGTAGCTCGGACCGATAAACCCCGGAAACCTACCCCTCCCCACGATAGTCTCCTGACTGAATATCAAATGAATTTCTTTGATCGGCTGGGATATCATCGCAACGCAGATACATAGGCGTGTGATTCGTCCTTTTTATGGATGCTTTACTGGACCGCGCAACCTCAACGATCTCACCACTTAAGGGCCGCCCGAACTCAGGGGCCAAATCTATGGAAAGGTTGAAAATCAACATGCGTTCATACCCTGGCGGTAGCGCAATTGCCGTGTCTAGTGTTGCAATCTGGGTCAAAGGTTTCCAAGACCATAAAACAAGCGTATGGGCTGACTGTGGACTGTACCAAAGATTTAGCGTTTCGCTGGGGTATGTCCCCTCAGGGTACAAAAACATTGGGTATTCAGATTGCAGTGTCTTTAAGCTGATTACTGCCCACTCATTTTTATCAATGATGCGCATGGGGTAATCAATTGCAGGGGTCGTGGTTGAATCACGGATTGCAGCGTTTTCAATCTTAAGGGGTCTAGCAGTGTTAAATGTTGCACCGCTTCCCATGGTATATTGTTGAGTGCCAGCGACTAGCGTGAAAGTTTCTTCAACTTTCGTATGTATCAAAAGATTTTCATTACTCAGTGAATCAAGCAAAGAGTTGAGCGTGACAAGCCCGTCAGATGCCTCCTGCGCCGATGGGGTTTCACCCGATGCGAGCACCCCTAGCTTTCGAAGTGCTATATTAATGAGATCCCGGCCCGTCATTTATTTAGTCCCTAAAAGTTTAGCTACAATCGTTTCCTTGGTTGACCGTGGGCCCACTGGGCGGCCTCTTTCACGAGCCATTTTCCTAAGATCAAAAATAGATTCTTTCATGAGGGACTCGGTCGTTTCAACCTCTTTCGCCTTTTCTACAGGCTCGACGGGTTTAACTGGCGGTCTCCCCCCCAGTGCTACGATTTTACCGACTACACTTGCGTAGGGTTTTGTATTCAAAGCCTCAGACTTTTGATCTGACAAACATGCATAGGTGTCTTCCCACCCATCGCCTAGATCCTTAAGCTCGGCCAAACTGTCAACACGTACTGCGCCGTGACTGGGGTGGTATACAATTCTTGGGAAACTCTCTTTATCCGACATTTTCAACTTCCTTTTTAACGTGTGAACCTTGCTTACAAAAATTCCCTATGTGGCCAATGTATGGGATTTTGCCATCCCAGTGCACTAGTGTGAGGTCTGGGTCTAAGTAAATCTTTTCGCCCATTTGTTTCCACTCTTTACAAAAGTAAGAATCCTCGGTGTAAAGATTGCCGTCACAATAGGGGATCTGAAAATAACAATAACTCTCTTTTCCCTCGATGACATATTGCCGATCGGGGTAGGACTTTTTGAACTTGTCAAAAACATTTCGGGAAAGTGCTAAAAACCCAGTGGGGAGCGACGCCACTTCGATCAACCCATTTTCATCGGCCCAAAGCTCACCGCTTGCAAGCCATCCGATGGGGTATTTTTCTTCCAAACGCTTAAAACGGTAACACCCGCCCACAAAATCAGCGGGATGTTTTGCAATCTTAAGTAAATCGCCAGGACTAAACGTCACATCGGCATCTAAAAAAACAAGACGCTCATCGTCTGAGGCTAAAAACTCTTTGACGATTTGGTTTCGTCCCTTCGCCAAATTACAACACCCCGGTAAAAATCTAACCGTGAGTGTGTCGCCTTTTTGATGGGCAAGACGAGACTCGGCCAGTAAAGCCAACACTGAAGTAAACTGTACATTACTATCATAAATTGGAATACCGACCGAGATCCTCATCTTAACCTACCTCTTTACTAGTTTGCAGCAACCAATCCACACTCTTCGAGGCGCGCTTCCACTTCGGCCAAACGGGCTTGAAGGTTTGCGATTACATAAAGAGTGGAAACACATTCCTGGATGGATGCGAATCCAGCCGGGGATGTCGTAGTGATGGCAGCAATTGCGTAGTCTGGAGTATCGCCAGCGGTGTCAGTCATAGTGAGCGACGTTAGCTGGGTAGTTAGACTAGCAGGTTGATCGACAGGCGTTGTCCCCCAAAACCCGACAAGCGAGCTAGAGGATTGACCTACCGAATACCCACCGTCACTGTCTGGGGTTTGAATTTCATTTGATTTAGTATCGTTTTGCATTGTTCTTTTCCTTTTCCCTTATCCCTGTACTCGGCAAGCAAGCTCAGGATAAACAGTTTTCCAACCGTATAAGACATCAATACGACAAGGACACTCATCGTTGTTGATATCGTAGTCGCGAATAATCCGCATAGACAGTCCGCTCTCTTTATCAGATGCACGAGCCGCCATGTCTACACCGCCTGGCAAAGCTAGGTCAGCCATTCCCAAAACAAAAGCGTCGCGGTGATATGCGAGACTCACAGGGGAGACCTTACTAGTGTATGTCGTGGCAGCGCCAAACAACGTCACTGCAGCACCGTTAACAGGGTAGGCGTCAACGTTCTGGTAAGCACCGGTCAAATAAATGGCCGGGGAGATGGCAAGGGCTGCAATTTCATTACCGGAAGCGTCGGCGTCAGCCGTCACTACGAATTGCTTGAGCACCCCTGTGCTGACTTTGGTCTGTGGGTTCACACCGTAAACATCTGCAATCTGAATCACGTCACCCTTTTTATAGGCTCCTGTGATGGATGCGGTTGTAATGCCGTCAATGTGAATGGTAGCGACGCCTTCGGTCGTGATAGTAGTGTCAACCAAAGGAGTCCCGTCTACCGCACCTGTGGAATGTGTTGGGAGGGTTTGGTCCATACCCCAATCAAAGCCCATGGCTCGGCCCATTTGACCGTTTTTGTACTGCATGGCGAGTTCTTTTTGATCGTTGAACAATGAAAGCCCAGCGTTCAAAAATCCTACCTCAGAACCAGGCGTAACAATCATTTTACGCAAGCCATCGACAGGAGCACCATTTTCATTCAATTTCTGGCCAGCTTGTAGCGCAGTTTGAAGGGATGATACCGCGGTTCCAGGAGCACCGACAGAACTAGGGACGTCTTTATAAAGAAGTCCGCCGTCTTTGTCGATCTCGTGAGCCAATGCGGTCACTGCAGTTTTCAAGTAACGATCATAAAAATCATCAATGTTCAAAGTCAGTTCTTGACTAGAAAATTGAAAATCAACGTGGCGCTGACTGTCCAGCGTCAAGGGTGAAAACTGATCAGTTTGGTCTTGGACATTCAAGGCTTTCCCAGATTGAACGGTGTGTCGAACAGGTTTGCGAATGTTAATCACAGAACCAATTTTTGCGCCGTCTTTGGAAAATTCACCGTCATACTGACGATTCACGCCGGCTGTGAAAGCAAGGTTAGACCTAAGCTCCATCAACGCCTTTCGCGTAATCATCGAAATGTTTAATAGTGAATTACTCATTTTTTACTCTCTTTCCTTGAGTACAAAAAAGACTTTTTTACGCCTGTTTTCTACTCTTTTTATATGCGTCCTCCCATTCCCGTTGGGACATATTTTCTGCGTTGTGGATATTCTTTTCCACGGCAGAGGTTTTAGTCCTCATCGGTTTAATGGGGGTTGATGCATTAGTTTTTTTGATAGGTTTCACGGTTTCCGAGTTTGATGCACGGGATTCGATTCTAGCTTCGATCTTACCTATGGCAACTGCGGCACGCATGGGAGTTAAACGGTTGATCCGCTCATACTCTTTACGGTCCTGGGCTAACTCATAGACAAGCTCTGGGCCTAGGTCGGATTCTAAGAAAAGACCTGTCAAGGTAGGTGACAAAACCACATCGTCGATGGACTCAATCACTTCATGAAAGTCAGGTGTTTTTTCTGCAAACACGTCCCGATCTTTACGGTATTTACTCACCAAGTTTTCTTGCTCGGTTTGTACACGGGCTTGCGCCTGTTTTTTATCCCGTTGTTCGAGTTTCCAGTCAGTGAGTGAATCAATGTAGTCTTCTTGTGTCTCAAACGTGTCTGGACTGGGTTTGCCGTCAGGTCTTTGGGAAGTAACATTTGCCGGTGTAGCGTTTATGCTAGGCTCAGATGCTTTTTTCAAAGCCTCTTTGCGCCAGTAATCCGCCTCAGCCTCGGCCTTTGAAACTTTCGCGTTCATCTTATTGATGCGACGTTGAAAGCCACTTCTTTTTTTACCCTTAGGTTTAACCTCGTCTTGCGAATCATTCTCGTCGTCATCTGAATCACTTTCGTCAGATGAGTCGTCCCCATCGTCAGATTGTAAATCGTCGGTCTCGGTTTCTTCGGTGTCCGAAGCCAAAGGGGTAGTCTCTTCGGTAGGGGTTTCCTCCGAAGCGGGCGTAATATCATTTTTAACCTCAGTACTCACTGCGTCGCCGTCACCTGTGGGGGGTGCTAGCGTTTCGGGTGCGTCTGTTGTCGATGATACATTTATATTCATGGTCACTCCATGGGTAAACCCGGTGCGGCCCCGCCGGTAGGTGTTTGTGTTTCCATAGGACCGTTAGCCATAGCAGGGGTTTCCCCGCCAACGTCCGAGCCGTCTGGTATAGGTTGATTAAAATTTAATAGTTTTTGCCGATGAGATAGCTCACCGATTTCAGCGCGAAGGATCTCGACACTATTGACCGAATCAAGTTTTGCCATTTGTATCTCGACATCGGTTTCAAGTTTGCGCATCTCGATCCGCTCTTTAGATTCTAACTCAAGGCGTTTGTTGTCTAATTTATCCTGCGCGTCGTTTAACTCGTTTGTCAGGGCCTCAACCATTTGTTGCGCCTGTTGCATCTGGGCTTGGATCTGGGGACTCATCTGGGACTCTTTCCCGTCGCCTTGAAGCTGAGGGGGGAGCATCTTTTTAAGTCTGTCGGCAATTTCATCGGACCCAGGCCAGTCCATGTTGCGTGCCATGAGGTCGCCGGCAATGGCCCATATTTGTGGGTTTGCTTTTGAAAGCTCAAGCATGGATGCGGCGGCCTCTTCACGTTTAGATGCAAACGATGGCCCCACTGATACGGTCACGTCGTATTTTCCCGCACTTAAATCGTACAACGTATCTTTTTCGGTCTCTTGATCAACGTACTGTTC